TTACCTTGAGGTTGACGTCATTGAGGGGCAGTACGCAGGGCGCAAGCTCTTTGATCGCCTGAACCTCATCAATGCCAATGCAGATGCTGTGCAAATCGCGCAGCGCACGCTTTCCTCCATCTGCCGTGCCGTGGGTAAGTTGCAGGTCGGTAATTCCGAGCAATTGCACCTCATCCCGTTGATCGCAGATGTACGTGTGCGTCCCCCGAAGGGCATGTACGGCGAGAGCAACTCAGTTCGCTACCTGCCACGCGGCGGCCAGGCTGCCAACGCACCGACATTCAGCACCGGTCCTGCCAATCCGCCAGTGCGTCCTGCCGTGGCGACAGCAACGCCCGCCGCCAACGGACTGCCCTGGAAGCGTCAGGCCTGAGGTCCCACTGCATGCACGAACACTTCACATTGCATCAAGGTACGCCCGAGGCGGTGCACCTGCCGGACTCGGCGCAGGGCTGTCGGGAGCGAATGGCGGCGCTGCAAGGCGAGATTGCTTCTATCCGTATTCAGATCGCCACGACTGACATCCGGCGGCAGACGGAGAAGAAGACACTTGATGCTGCATGGTTCCACCGTGCCAAAACCGCGCTGCGCTTAAAGCAGCAGGAGTTGGCGCAGGTGGCTGCGCATCTTGCGACCTTTGATAAACGCGCAGCGCCCAAGCACCGTGATGCCTTCAAAGACACATTAATTGAAGTGGTGCGTGAAAACTGCAATGACAAAGAGTGGGCAGGCTTGGTCCAGCGTGCGCGTGACTTGCACGCCAGCCAAGGAGGAAACCATGGCTGAACTGCCCGCCATCACGAGCCTCACCCGCGAGGCCATTTTCTCTGGTTATGAAGCGGATGCAAGTGACGGGTTTCGCAGCCACCTTGGCGCGTCTCTGATTGGCAAGGAATGCGAGCGCGCGCTTTGGTACGACTTTCGCTGGGTCACGCGCAGCAAGCACCCAGGCCGACTTCTTCGCTTGTTTGAAACCGGTCAATTGGAGGAGGCGCGCCTGGTGCTGAACCTGCGGCGCACCGGTGCGACTGTGCTCGAAGTCGATCCCGAGACCGGGCGTCAGTTTCGGGTGCAGGCCCATGGCGGCCACTTCGGGGGCTCGCTTGATGGTCTTGCCATCAATTTGCTTGAAGCACCCAAATCCTGGCACGTGTTGGAGTTCAAGACGCACTCCAACAAGAGCTTTGGCGATCTGGTGGCCAAGAAGGTGCGCGAGTCTAAGCCGCAGCACTTTGCCCAGATGCAAATCTACATGCACCTGATGGGCATTACCCGAGCGATGTACTTGGCTGTGAACAAGGACACCGATGACCTGTATGTCGAACGCGTGGAGGCAGATGTCACTTATGCGGAACTTCTTCTGGAAAAAGCCCGGCGAATCATCTTCGCCCAAATCCCACTGCCTCGCATCAGCGAGGAGCCCAGTTGGTATCAGTGCCGCATGTGTGACCACGCACCGGTTTGCCATGCAAGCGGCAACAGCGTGGTGGCACCTGCGATCAATTGCCGTACTTGCCTGCACTCAACACCCGTGGATGGTGGTTGGCATTGCGACCGGCATCAAAAACGCCTGACCGAAGTTGATCAGCGCACTGGCTGTGAGCAGCACCTGTATTTGCCGCCACTTGTCCCTGCATCGCAAGTCGACGCGGGCGACGACTGGGTTGACTACGAATTTACCAACGGGGTGCGCTGGCGCGATGCCGGTTTGAACAAGCACGCCGCCAACTGAATCCCCAACCGAAAACCTAAACGCAATTGAAAAAGGAGTTCCTGTTATGAGCTTTTCCCTTCGCCCCTACCAAAGCGCTGCCATTCAAGGCATCTACAACTACTTCCAAGATGAGAGCGGCAACCCGCTGGTGGTGATTCCCACCGCTGGCGGCAAGTCCCTCGTCATGGCCACCTTTGTTGAAGGCGTGCTCAAAGCCTTTCCCGATCAGCGCATCCTGATCGTGACTCATGTGCGTGAGCTAATTGAGCAGAACTTTGCCGAACTCCAAAAGCTTTGGCCGCAAGCTCCGGCAGGCATCTATTCCGCTGGCCTTAAAAAGCGAGAGATCCGCGCACAGATTCTGTTTGCTGGCATCCAGTCCATCCACAAGCGCGTGTACGACGTTCAGCAATGCGATCTGGTGCTGATCGATGAAGCACACCTGATCCCGCGTTCATCGAACACGATGTACCGCAAGTTTCTCGATGGCTTGAAGCGCCTGAACCCGATGCTCAAAGTGATTGGCCTTACGGCCACGCCATACCGACTGGACTCTGGACGGCTGCATGAAGGCGATGAGGCGATCTTCACCGACATCGCCTATGAGGTATCGGTGCGCGAGTTGATCGACGACCACTACCTTTCGCCACTGATCTCCAAACGCATGGCAACGCAAATTGACCTCACCGGTGTGGGCACGCGCGGCGGCGAGTTCATCCCGAAGGACTTGGAGGCGGCCATTGACCAGGACGCCATCACGCAAAGCGCGGTCAATGAAATTTTCTCGTACTCAACTAACCGCAAAAGCTGGCTGATCTTTTGTGCTGGCGTAGACCACGCGTACCACGTGCGTGATGCGGTGCGCAGCAGAGGCGTGACATGCGAAACGATTGTGGGCGATACGCCCAGTTCCCAGCGCGAGGCCATCATCAACGATTTCAAGGCCGGTCGCATTCAGTGCCTGACCAATGCCAATGTTTTGACTACAGGCTTTAACGCTCCTGCGGTAGATCTGATTGCCATGCTGCGCCCGACCAAGTCGGCGGGTTTGTATGTACAGATCGTGGGCCGTGGTTGCCGCCTTGCGCCGGGCAAGAACGACTGCCTGGTGCTCGACTTTGCGGGAAACATTGCTCGCCACGGACCCATTGACGCCATTAAGCCCAAGACGCCCAAAGCGGGTGAAGACGGTGATGCGCCCACCAAAGCCTGCCCAGAGTGCGACAGCATCGTTCATGCGGCGGTACGTCAGTGTCCGGACTGCGGCCACATGTTTCCAGAGCCGCAAATCAAGATTGACGCCAAGGCGAGCACTTTGGACATCCTGTCTGGTGGCCCACCCGAGTGGGTCCCGGTAACACGGGTGAGCTATGCCCGGCACGACAAGACGGGCAAACCGCCGTCACTTCGGGTGGATTACTGGAGTGGACTGAGTTCCCACAGTGAGTGGGTTTGCATTGAGCACCAGGGTTATGCGCGGCAAAAGGCAGCCAGTTGGTGGGCCAACCGCGCACCGGGCCTGCCCCTTCCCCGTGGTGTTGACGAGGCGCTGGCGGTATCGCAGCGGCTCAAGTGCCCTTCACAGATCGCGGTGCGCCCAAGTGGGCGTTACACAGAAATCGTCGGCGCGCGCTTTTGATTTCGAGCGCATAAATGATGTGCGCCATTTGCAGGCGCGATGCCCGAGGGTATGGGTTCGCGCCATGTTTGATCCGTATTGATGCGCCGAGCGTGAAGTTGTGCTCCAGGCGCTGTCAAAACATTGCAGCAAGGCTAAAGGGAATGATTGATCCAAACCACCACGAAACCAACGCTCTGGCGGCGGCCTGCCAGACAGGGGGCGAGTACGTCGAGTCACTCGCCAAAACAGACTTGGCCAGCTTCACCGCAGTGGAGTGGTCAACCTTGATTGATGTGGTCGTAACCGCGTTTCAAGACTCACTTCGCACTGCCTATGCAGACGATCCACCATTTTGAAGGAACGCATGAATCCAAACAATTACATGGCCCAGCTTGGGGCCACACTCGTAGATCGCGGCTATGCCATTTTGCCGATCCAGCCCAGCACTAAGAAGCCGGGTATGTTTCGCCTGGGTGCCTGGCAGGACTACCCCAAGTGGAGCCGCCACTGTGAGCGCGATACGACAGAAAACGAAGTCGACATCTGGGGCGACTGGCCCGAGGCTGGTATTGGTATTGCCGCAGGCAAGGTGATTGGCATCGACATTGATGTGCTGCAGTCCAAAGACATCGCAGTCCAAATTGAAGGCTTGGCCAAGCGGCTGCTGGGCGACACACCGGCAGTTCGCATCGGCAACGCGCCCAAGCGCTTGCTGGTGTACCGCGCGGCTCAGCCGTTCAGCGGTTTCAAGTACCCGCCGATCGAGGTGCTGGGCGTGGGACAGCAGTTCATTGCGTATGGCATTCACCCGGATACCGGCAGACCCTACGAGTGGCCGGTGCAAACCTTGGCCGATCTTCAAATGGAGGAGTTGCCAGTCATAACCGAGGCGCAGGCACGCGAGTTTGCCCGCCAGGCGTATGAAATGGTGCCCGAATCCATGCGTCCCAAAAGTCTGGCTGTAGGTTTGAAGTCTCCAGTGGCGTTTGCCAATCTGCCCGAGCAGCGCGGCACGTTCGAGGCAGTCCAAGACGCGCTTCAGTACATCCCCAATCAGGAGTTGGACTACGACAGTTGGGTCCGGATTGGAATGGCCATTAAGGGTGCGCTTGCCGAGCAGGGGTGGCCGCTCTTTGAGTCCTGGTCTGCGTCGTCCAGTAAAAACGATGCCAAGACAACCGCTAAAAGTTGGGGGAGCTTTTCGCCTCAGCGCATTGGGGCGGGAACCATCTACAAGCTGGCGCTGGACAACGGCTGGATTCCGGATGCTGATCTGCAGCTCAACGGTGAGATTGTGATGAACGGACACCACCCGGCCAAGGAGATGTTGCAAACGCTGCAAACACCAAACCCGATCACGATTGATGGATCATGTGCACAGCCCGTGCTGCCACCACCCAAACCACTGCCGACGGGCTGGGACCAGGTGGGCGGCGTGATTGCCGACATGATGGCGCTGATGGCCGTGACTGCCAAGCGTCCCCAGCCCGTGCTGGCGCTGGGAGCGAGTCTGTGTGCCATCGGCGCACTGATGGGGCGCAAGTACCGCACCGAGAGCAACACGCGCTCGAACCTGTATGTCGTAGGCATCGCCGAGAGCGGCGCAGGCAAGAACCACAGCCGCGTGGTGATCAATGAGTTGTTTCGCAAGGCCGGGTTGCTGCAATACCTGGGCGGCAACAAGATCGCATCTGGCTCGGGTCTGTTGACCGCCATCCAGCGTCAGCCCGCCATTCTTTTTCAGCTTGATGAGTTCGGCATGTTTTTGTCAGCTGCCGCTGACCGCAAACGCTCGCCGCGCTATGTGTGTGAAATCCTGGACCTGATGACCGAGTTGTACACCACCTCTGGCACGACTTACTTTGGCATCGAGTACGCAAGCAACCAACTCAACAACGCGCACCGGGCCATTCACCAACCCTGCGCCTGCATCTACGGCACCACCACGCCGATTCACTTTTGGCAGGCGCTGCAAGCTTCCAATGTGGCCGACGGCTCTTTGGCGCGCTTTCTGATTCTGGAGAGCGAGGACGATTTCCCCGACAGCAACGAGCTCTTTGGCACGATCGATCCACCGCAAGACCTGATCGACCGGCTGCTGCTGATCCACCAGGGCGGCGGGCAGTTGAGCGGCAACCTCACGGATGTGGGTGCGATTGACGAGGTGCTGGTCGATCCTCGCGTGGTGCCGATGACCGCGCAGGCGCGTGATGCGTTTCGCGTGCTGGATCACGAGTTGCTGGGGCGGCTTCGCTTGTCGAGAGGTACGGGTTTTTCATCGATCCTGGCGCGCATTGAGGAGAACGCCACCAAATTGGCGCTCATCCGGGCTGTCTCGCGGGACGCGGTGACGCCGCAGATCGAGGACCACGATGCGCATTGGGGTATTGCGCTCTCGCGCCACTGCGCCGAACTGACAATTCGAGAAGCCACTGCGCGCGTCTCAGAAAACCAGGTCGAGTCCAACCATAAGCGCGCTTTGCAGATCCTGCGTGACGGCTATGCCGCTGGCATGTCCAAGAGTGAGTTCACCCGGCGCACCCAGTTCATGGATCACCGCCAGCGTGACGGCGTGCTGCGCACCTTGACCGATGCCCATCTGGTCGAAGTGTTCGCCAAGCCAACGGGCGGCAGGCCCAGCCAATGGATCAAGTTGGCGGGTGCAGATGAGTAGACGGCCTAATCAGACTCCACGTTTGAAAGATGAAGTATTGAAAGAAGCCCTCCCGGCGACTTCTTTCAATTACGACCTTCTTTCAATGGGGGTGCCTCTATATACAAATAAATATTCGGGGGCCCTATACACACAAAAAATCCCTCGCGCGCGCGAAAACGTGCGCTCTGGAGGGGTCAGAGAGGGTAGAGAGAGAAATATGTATATATATTGAAAGAAGAAGTATTGAAATAAGTACCTCCCAGACCCGGACTCCACCTTTGAAAGATGAAGTATTGAAGAAACCCCCCCGTCACCAGTTGACGACTTTTTGCCAGCCCTGATAACCGCATCCGATTGAACAAATCGGCAATGACAGACATGAGGGAGCCGCACCCGCCCTGACACGGCTTTGGTGCCAGCGCTCCTCCAGGTCGCACAAGAACCCTTGTACGAACCCTTGGAGGACATCCCTGATGAATACCGAATCCACCCCGCGCCTTGTGATCCTCGCCCTGGACCTGGGCACCACCACCGGCTGGGCATTGCGCTCGGCAAATGGTCCTGTGGCGCATGGCTTTGTGAGCTTCAAGTCCCAGCGCTTTGAGGGCGGCGGCATGCGCTACCTGCGCTTTGGCCGGTGGCTCGCTGACATGCTGGCCTTGTGTATGTCACAGACTGGCTCGCAGACCAATTTAAAGGGCATTGGAGCCGTTTACTTTGAAGAGGTGCGCCGTCACCTCGGCGTGGACGCTGCGCACGTCTACGGCGGCCTGCTGGCCACGCTGACCGCCTGGTGCGAGCACCACCAGATCCCATACCAGGGCGTGCCCGTGGGCACCATCAAACGCCATGCCACCGGCAAAGGCAATGCAGGCAAGGCTGAGGTGATTGCAGCCATGAAGGCGTTGGGCCACCCGGTCACCGACGACAACGAAGCGGATGCTCTTGCGCTCTTGCACTGGGCGCTGGCGCAGGGTGTGGATCCCGCCTTGGGCAAGGAGGTGCGCCATGGCTAAAAAGCAAGTCGCACAGCCACTGACCCATGGCGCTCTGGTCAACCTGCCCGGTGGACGTGTTGGTGAGTGGGTCAGCGAAGCAGAGGAAGGCACCAGCTACCGCACCGAGCATTTCCGGACCGTGGACTCGCTCGGGCTTTTGATGCGCAACGGCGCGATCACGGCGCAGATGCACGACGCGGGTCAGGATTTCTCTCGCACCTTTGTCTTTGCGCAGCTAAGTTCTGCGGGCTCACCGCCGCTTGATCGCATCCCCGGCGGTCATTGGCAGGACACGATGACTGAGCGCTGTGCCTGGGCCAGAAAGCGCCTGGGCGAGGCGCTCGATGCGGTGGGTGGAATTGGCAGCCCCGGCGGCTGCGCGGTCTGGCATGTGGCGGGTTTGGGTCAAAGTGTGAGGGAGTGGTCTGCCCAAGAGGGCTGGAACGGACGCACGCTCAATCAGTACGAGGCCAAGGGCATTTTGGTTAGCGCTTTGGGGGTGTTGGCTGTTCACTACGGCTACGCCCGGTAAACAACCTCCTTGCAAGGTGTAAAGAAATCCTTTACACTTCTATCCATGATTGAGTCGTTCAAGCACAAAGGACTTCAGGAGCTTTTTGAGAAAGGCACCAGCGCTAAGCTGCAAAAGGCCTTGGCTGAGCGGGCGCTTCGTCGGCTCGATGCCATTGACATTGCCAAGACGCCAGAGGCTTTGAATGTTCCAGGTTTTGATTTTCATGGACTGCAGGGCAAACCAAAGCGCTACAGCGTGCATGTCAACGGTCCGTGGTGCATCACCTTTGAGTGGCAGGGTGAGAACGCCGTCAAGCTTGATTTTGAGAATTATCACTAGGAGTGAATGATGCGTAAACGTGTACCGACCCATCCCGGAGCCATCCTTCGGGAAGATGTGTTGCCCAGCTTGCCGGGCATGTCCGTCAGCGCCTTCGCCCGTAGCTTGGGCGTTTCCCGCCAGACCTTGCACTCGGTGCTGGCCGAACGCAGCGGCGTATCAGCCGAGATGGCGCTGCGTCTTGGAACGCTGCTTGGCAATGGCGCACAACTCTGGCTGGACATGCAGACCAAGTTTGACCTGTGGCAAGCGGAGGCCAAACTGCACGATGAACTGGGTCAGATGAAACGACTTGAGTCCGTGGCGATGGCCTGATTTATAAATCGTACGAAAACCCCTTGACGGGGTATATATCGAAGCGGTAGCATTCTGCTAATCACTCAAATTACGCCCACACGGTTCCCGCCTTGTGGGCGTTTTGTTTGGGTCTTCACTTCCCCGCATCTATCGCGCTTGCAAGCAGCCCTCGCTGGTTGACCTGCACGCCGCGCACCAACCCGAAAGCTTCCCTATGACACCCGAGATCCGAATGGTCGCGGTGGATTCGCTCATCCCGTATGCGCGAAACGCCCGCACCCACAGCGAAGACCAGGTGGCACAGATTGCCGCGTCCATTGCTGAGTTTGGTTTCACCAATCCGATCCTCACCGACGGCGACAAAGGCGTGATCGCAGGGCATGGCCGCTTGGCTGCCGCGCGCAAACTTGCACTGACGCAAGTGCCCGTGATTGAGCTGGGTCACCTCACCGCAATTCAAAAGAAAGCCTACATCCTGGCCGACAACCGCATCGCTGCCAACGCTGGCTGGGACGAAGAGTTGCTCAAGCTTGAGATTGCCGAACTCGATGAGGCCGACTTCAATCTGGATCTGATGGGCTTTGGTGACGAAGAACTCGAGCGTTTGCTCAATGGCGACGGCGACACCACGGGCCTGACCGAAGACGATGCAGTACCCGAATTACCAGCCGAACCTGTTTCCAAAACAGGCGATGTGTGGATCCTGGGTCAGCACCGCTTGTTGTGCGGTGACTCCACCGTGCTCTCCGATGTCGAGCGCCTGATGAACGGTCAACTCGCCGACATGGCCTTCACCGATCCACCCTACAACGTGGACTACGGCAACAACGCCAAAGACAAGATGCGCGGCAAGGACCGCCGCATCATGAACGATGCGCTCGGTGACGGGTTCTACAAGTTCCTCTACGACGCATGCGTCAACTTGTTGGTGGTGACCAAAGGTGCCTGCTACGTGTGCATGAGCTCATCCGAGTTGCACACCTTACAAAAAGCCTGGCTTGATGCCGGTGGCAAGTGGTCAACGTTTGTGATCTGGGCCAAGAACACATTCACGCTCGGTCGCGCCGACTACCAGCGCCAGTACGAGCCCATCCTCTACGGATGGAAGGAAGGCGCAAAACACTTCTGGTGCGGTGACCGTGACCAGTCGGACATCTGGAACTACAAAAAGCCCCATGTCAACGACCTGCACCCGACGATGAAGCCGGTGGAGTTGGTCGAGCGTGCCATCAAGAACTCATCCAAGACGCGCGACATCGTGATCGACTTGTTTGGCGGCTCTGGCACCACGCTCATTGCTTGCGAGAAAACCAATCGCCAGGCGCGCATCATGGAGATGGACCCCAAGTACGTGGACGTGATCGTCAAGCGCTGGGAGGACTTCACAGGACAGAAAGCCACCCGTGAATCGGATGGCTCTGCGTTTTCAGATCTTGCGCCGCAAGGTCAGTCTGTTTTGGATGCTGTGGGGAGCGAGCTGGAGGGTGAGACCCTGTAGACCCGCTCACCACCGCTCTCCTTGACGGAGTCGATGGTCAGTCCCAGTTTCTTTTTCAAAGTCCCGGCCATGCATCCGCGCACCGTGTGCGCTTGCCAGCCTGTGGCCTCCACCATTTGCGGAAGGGTTGCACCTTCTGGGCGCTTCATCAGATCGATGAGCACCGACTGCTTGCTACCTTCGCGTTTGGATTTGACCGGTGGCTCAATGCCAATGGCCTTCAACCCTGCGGTGGTGAGGGCAAAGCGGGTTGAACCCGCAGCGCCTTTGCTGTGCGGGCGGATCAGGCCTTCATTGCCAAGGCTGGTCAGCACCTTGATCAACACACCACCTTTGAGGTTGGGCGGGAAGTCGGTCAACACATGCTGAGGATGGCTGGCTGCAGCGTTGAGAAGCAAGGTTTGGCTGGGTGTGAGTTTCATGTTGATCTCCGGTATCAGTTTGGTTGGGTTGTTTGTTTGGATTGCTGGCCAGCCGTGAATGCAGCTTGCAAGGCTTCTTTGAGGCCCCAGACGCTGACTTCATGAAAGTCCAGGCGGTCGCTGTTGCGGGTAACCAGCGTGTCGATGTGCAGATGCTCTGCGGCGATTTGGTTGAGCAGACGCTCCAATGTTTTGGCGTCCATCACTTGGCTCCCCCCACCTTGTGGATCTGGCGAGCGCGGTCAAAGCCGACCCACTCGCCTTGGGTGTCAAGGCCGCGTGAGGCCAGCTCTTCGCGGGCCAGCAGGTTGAGGTCAAGCTCACCGCGTGCGGCGGCTGCCAGCACCTTGGTGAGCGCGATCTGGATGAACCCGACCTCGTCGACGGTGAACTGTGTGGTGTAGGTCATTTGCAAAGCTCCTTGGGTTGTTGATGACGTTCCTATGAACGCTCTGAACCCCAGTGAAGCCAAGCAATACCCGCATCAAATCCGATTAGTTTTTTGAATGAGTGGGGAATAAGCCGCTATGCCCCGCAGTGCCCCAACTCCATGCCGACATCCCGCCTGTGCGTTGGTGCTGGACAAGCCGGGCTATTGCGATCAACACCGTACCCAGGTGCACCGGGACTATGGGCGTGCCAGGCGTGGCTTTGATGCCGAGGTGGGCTTCTACCAGTCGGTGCGCTGGCGTGAGGTGCGTGCGGCCTTCCTGCGTGAACACCCGTTGTGTGTGGCGTGCAAGGGGGCGGGTCTGGTGGTGGCAGCCAAGGTTGCTGACCACATCAGGCCGCTCAAGGACGGCGGTGAGCGCTTTGACTGGGTCAATCTGCAAGGCCTGTGCGTCTCATGTCACAACCGAAAGACGGCGCGTGAGACCGCAAGGCGAGGCTGACCACCCCCCCCGGGGGGGTCTGAATCTCTACAGACGGCGGCCAAAGATGCGTGCGCCTGCCAAGATTTTTGCGCGTGCAAATTGAAACCAAGGGGGGATGCCCCGCAGGCGGCCTGATACCAGGCATGGCCGGTGGGCACAACCTGCTGATCAGTTGAGATCGGCGATGAACTTTTCGATGTTGATCGCTTTGGATTTCCCCACCGAGCGAATGATGGAGTTGGCAACGTTTTCTTCAACGACGCTGTTCCATTTGGAAAAGCTCTTGTCCGTCACGCTCTTGTCGAAGGCTGATCGGACCGCCTCGCGCCCAGCCTTCAGATCAGCCGCAAGAGCGGACTGAACGAGGCATTTAGCGATGACGTCGGCTTTGCGCACTGGGAGTTTTCCGGTGGGTTTGAAGCCTCCATATTAACGATTACCAAAGACTGAACCCAGATGGCCGGACGAAAACCACTCCCCACGGAGATCAAAAAGCTCAGGGGAACCCTGCAAAAGTGCAGGACCAACCCGCATGAGCCACAGCCCCAAGGGGATCTGGTTGCGCCGCCCGAGTACATGTCTGAGGGTGCCAAGCAGGCCTGGCGCTATGCCATTGACAGCGCGCCAGAGCATTTGCTGCGCAAGTTGGATATGTCCGTGCTGGAAGTCTGGTCCTGCGCTGCGGATTTGTACCGCAAGGCTCAAATCGGAATTACCAAGACCGGCCTGCTGATCAAAGCGCCGAACACCGGTGTGCCAATGCAGTCGCCGTACCTAGCCATCGCGAACAAGCAGGCGCAGATCATGACCAAGGCAGCGGTGGAGATGGGCTTTACGCCAGCGTCGCGTTCGCGCATCACGCAGCCCACAGATACCCAGATCGATCTCGATCCTTGGGCCGACATTGCAGGCTGAGGACGGCCTGCCGCTTTTCAGCGTGGGTCTGTTTTTTGTTCCCATGGCGATGGGGTGGACATCAACTTGGCCAGTCTAGGTTTGTCTAATGGGGGAGCATCCAAAAGCGCCACAAACTCTTGCATTTGTACCTCGTCCATCGTAAAACGGACTTGATCCAATCGGTCCTGAGCCACTGCCGGTGTCTTCACCTGTGGTGTGCTGGTCATGGAAGTGGCCTTATGAAATCATGGATGGGGTCAAAGAGATTTGATCTTAGTGGTTGCTGACCCAGTTTTCAACACGCAATCCAGCGTAGTTCACAAAGTCCGCTTCGTTGTTGGTGACCAATGTCACTCCTAAAGCTACGGCGTGGGAGGCGATGAGTTTATCCAGAGCATCTCGGTTGCGATCTTTGTAGGCTGCCCGGATGGGGCCATAGGCCTTGGCAGCTTGTGCGTCGAAGGACGCAACCATGATGTCTTCAAGCAAGCCCTCCAGCGCCATACGGTTGGCCCCTTGCACTGCTGGGCTTGAGCAAGCAATACCGAATTCAAGTTCGGCCAGTGTCACGGCAGAGATGACCACATCGCCGACATAGCATGCCGCAAAGCGCTCGCTCACCTCCGGCGGTTGGTGCTTCATGAGGTAGATGCAGATGTTGGTGTCGAGCATGTACTTCGGATTCATAAAGCTTCTCGCTCGCCCTCAATGTTTTCGCCACGCCCCTGGGCCATGAAGTCCGGAGAGAACTTGGCAAGTTTGCCCAGCACATCGCCCATACGGCGCTGGGCTGGACGGATGCGCAACTCGTCCCCTTGGCGCTCGATGACCAAGTCAACGTCCCACGTGCTGTAAGCAAGTTCGGCAGGAATGCGAACGGCCTGGGAGTTGCCGTTCTTGAAAAGTTTGGTGTTGGCCATGGTGAACCCCGTTTGGATGTACGTGTACATCTTAACCCAAGAAGAAGTGAATGTAAACACATGGATGTACACGGTCTAGGTCGGCTGCAAAGCTACGCAGCAGTCGCCCGAAAGTATGCGCAGGCAGTCGTTGCCGGTGACATTCTGACCTGCAAATGGGTCCAGCGGGCATGCCAACGGCAGTTGAACGATCTGGCTAAGTTCAAGGGCAAGGCAAGTCCCTACCAGTTCAACCCAAAGCTCACCGACAAGGACGGGCGGGAGTTCCATCCTGCCGACAACCTGTGCGCGTTCATTGAGCGGCTGCCCCACGTCAAAGGGCCGCTGGCAGGTGAGACGATCAAGCTGGAACCATGGCAGGTGTTCATCCTGACCACTGTGTTCGGCTGGGTCAAGCCCGACGGCAATCGCCGCTTTCGGCGTTCGTACATCGAAGTGCCACGCGGCAACGCCAAGTCGACTCTGTCGTCAGCGCTTGCGCTGTACATGCTAGCCGCCGATGGTGAGGGCGGTGCCGAGGTTTATTCCCTTGCCACCACCCGCGACCAGGCGCGCATCGTGTTTGGTGATGCGCAGACCATGGCGCGCAGGTCACAGGGCTTTCGCAGCCGGTTTTCTGTCAACGTCGGCGCGCACAACATGAACGTGCTGCAGACGGGATCCAAGTTTGAAGCGCTTTCAGCCGAGGGTTCAACGCTCGATGGCCTGAACATTCACTTCGGCTGCATTGATGAACTGCACGCCCACAAGACCCGCACTGTCTATGACGTGGTGGAGACCGGTACCGGCAAACGAGACAACTCACTTCTGTGGGTGATCACCACCGCAGGCAGCAACCGCTCAGGCATTTGCTACGAGGTGCGCACCTTTGTGACCCGGCTGCTCGATGGCGTGTTTGAGGATGACAGCCAGTTTGGCATCGTCTACGGGCTGGACGATGGGGACGACTGGACTAGCGAAGACTCGCTGATGAAGGCCAACCCCAACTGGGGCATCTCGGTGCGCCCGGAAATTCTGGGACCGCTGCAGGCCAAGGCCATGCAACTGCCCAGTGCGATGAACAACTTCAAGACCAAACACTTGAACGAGTGGGTCAA